GGAACAATAGCATCTCCAACCGCATCAAACGGACAAGGATTTGGATTATTCTATCCAGATATGGGAGTTATCCTATTGAATCCAAACGCATTATATGCAGCAGTTGATACTAAATTAGCAGCAGCTAATGGTTCTCAAAAAGATGTTTATCATAACAACGCATTGAGTGGTTCAACTTATTCTTACAATTCAGGTTCAGTAGCATTACTTAAAGCAATCGCTGGTGGAGCTGATTTACAAATGAGAAGAACTGAAAACGTTTCTACATCACACTATTTTGTAAGAGCAAACAATAGAGAATTCAATTTCTCAAACAACCCAACATTCGTAACGGGTTCAGTTGGCGCATTTGTTCAATCTACATTTGAAAAAGACCCTAAGGTTTATATTACATCGGTAGGTTTGTATGATGATGCAAATGAATTATTAGCAGTAGCTAAAGTATCTAAACCAATTGAAAAATCATTCGATAAAGAAGTAGCAATAAAAGTAAAGTTAGATTTTTAATAGAGAGTAACTAATGAACTTTAGACCCACCTAATTGGTGGGTTTTTAGTTTAACCGATATTTATATAGGATATGTTAAAAAGAATTCCAAAATCGGATATTAGTGTTCGTCCATTTAAGGCGTATAAAGAGTGGGCTTTTAATGAAGCATCTACTGATGTTTCCGTATTATATGCAAGTGATACTATATCTGCAAATAATGAATTTAATGATGGAACTGGCTCCGTATCATATAAATCATTATTCGGCCAATTAAGAGCTCAATTCTATAATGGACATGAGGATAATCCATTCATTCGTTCTGGAAACAAATCAAGTTTATATATTCCTGAAACTAAAGCTAAAGAACGATTTTTAAGTGGTTCTGCTAAAGTAATATCCATCCCATTAAAATATGTAGGTGAGGGTATAAAAAAATCATCATTGCAACTTTTCGATGGTAGCACTTTGGGGACATATTCGGATGACGGGTATGGTAACTTATACGACCCACGCGACCAAGTCTTCGTAACTCTTATTAATCTTGAAAATCAACCGTCATTAACTGCTTTGAATTTTAGATTTACCGATACTATTGAAAATGAATATACTATTATACTTGATAATGATTTATTCTTTGTAGATATTCAAAACCAAACAATAGAATTTACATATAGAGGTATTGAGTATAGAGATGATACGGCTGTTAGAATCGATAAGTTTGATATAAATACCGGTCAAATGATTGTGGATAATTTTCCATTCTTACCTGCTGATGCGAATGGTATCAAAGTTGGTAATGTGTTTTATCAACAAGGATTGGTTACTCTTAATAGAGAAGTGGATACGCATTTACTTTCGGATTGGGATTTAACATATAAATCTACTCAAACTATATATGAACACGAATATTTATTAATTTCCAACCAAGATGAATTCAATGTATCCCAAAACCCAACTGCTATAACGCAAGTTGGTGGTAATTATTCTACCTTCGTTGATTCCGATGGTATTAGTAGACGTGTGTGGAGCGAACAACCTACTAAATATATTCGTAAAAAATCCATAATGGATGATGGTCAGGTATTGGATTATCGATACACATCATCGGTTAGTGAAAGTGTTTTCGCAGGATTTGAACATTATGATTTAAGTGGTTCAGTAGATACAATTGGTTCGTTTTTAGCACCATTCATTACAACCATTGGATTATATGATGATGATATGGATTTAATTGCCGTTGCTAAATTACCACAACCAATTAAGTCGGAGCCGGATATTCCTATAAACTTTATTGTTCGTTTTGATACTTAACTTATATTTATACTAAACAAAAGAAACTATGTCAAAGATTTTAGATTTATACAAAGCAGCACAAAAATCATTGGGTGTTGATAAAATCAGCTATACGGCTGGTGATAATGCAAAAACTCCATATACTACAAACGATTTAAAAATGGCAGATAAAAATGTTTTAACTGCTGAAAGATTTAAAGTTGGTAGAGGTGGTGCTATTTCTGAAAAGAAATATTCAGATACAAAAAAATAATTTAATGGCTAAAAAAGTTACAAAAAAATCAAGTGGATGGGTTGCCAGAAAATATGGGTTTAAGTCAGGTCTTGAGGAGAACATTTCAACTCAAATCGAAAGTAAAGGAATTAAAGTGGAGTATGAAACCGAAAAGTTGGTATATGTTATACCTGCTTCTAAACATACTTATAATCCTGACTTTAAGTTACCTAATGGTATTTTCGTAGAAACTAAAGGAAGGTTTCTTGCCGCAGATAGGAAAAAGCATCTATTAGTTAGAGAACATAACCCTGAATTAGATATAAGATTTGTATTCTCAAACTCAAAGAATAAAATCAGTAAAGCATCTAAAACATCTTATGCCGATTGGTGTGATAAGAATGGTTTCAAATACGCAGATAAACATATTCCCGAAAATTGGTTCGAATAAATTTGGATTAACCAAATAAAATTCGTATATTTGTTCTGTGTTGAAAATTACAGACAAAAATATCGTAATATCTACGCTATCTAATGCGTTGGGTAGTTACTCTTCTTTGAAGGGTAATGAATTAGCCTTTTACTGTCCATTTTGTAATCATGCTAAGCAAAAACTCCAAGTAAATACCGAAACTCAAAAATGGCATTGTTGGACTTGTAATAGTGGTGGTAAGAAATTAACATCTTTATTAAAGAAATTAGATGTAGATAGAAAAACGATAGGTATCATTAGAGATATCTATGGAGATTCAAATTATAATCCATTAACGGAGGATGCCGATACAAAGGTGTTCATCCAACTTCCAAAAGAATTTATTTCTCTTAGCGATGAACCCAAAGGGTTTAATCCCGAATATAGACACGCTATACATTATTTAAATGAAAGGGGTATTACTAAAAAAGAAATCATTAAGTATAATATTGGATATTGTAAAGAAGGATTGTATAGTAGAAGAGTTATTATCCCATCTTACACTTCGGATGGTTCGTTAAACTATTTTGTTTCTCGTTCCTATTACCCAGAAGAAAAGATGAAATACAAAAACCCACCAATCAGTAAAAATGTAATTTGTTTGGAATCGCAAATTAATTGGAATGAACCAATTATATTATGCGAAGGAGTATTTGATGCTATTACAATTAAAAGGAATGCTATTCCATTATTAGGAAAGTTCCCATCAAGAGAGTTAGTTCAAAAAATCTTTATGAGCGGAGTTACAGATATTGTTATCTCATTGGATAATGATGCGATTAACGAAGCACTTAAAGCAGGTGAATATTTTCGTAAACAAGGTATTAACGTAACTATGATGTATCTTAAAGATAAAGATGCGGCTGATATGGGTTATACTAAATTTTATGAAGAGTTGGGGAAGGCAAATACATTTTCTCCTGAAGAGTTATTATTAAATAAGATTAAAAATTTATGAGTTTAAAAAAGATTTACCACATTGCAGACGTGCATATTCGTAATGTCAAACGACATAATGAATATAGACAAGTGTTTGAAAAAATGTTTGAGGAAATTCGTTCACGAGGAGTGGAAGATTCAATCATTTATTTGGCAGGGGATATTGCCCATGCTAAATTGGAACTTTCTCCCGAATTAGTGAGAGAGATTGCATGGTTGTTTACCGAATGTTCCAAATTGTGCGAAACTATCCTTATTACGGGTAACCACGATTGTAATATGAATAACTCCGATAGATTGGATGTTCTTACACCAATCGTTGAAGCGTTGAACTTGCCTAACTTTACTTACCTAAAAGATACGCAAGTATATTCAATTGGTGGTGTAGATTTTGGTGTATTCAGTATATTCGATACTAAAGAGAATTGGCCGAAAGCAGATACGATGTTTGGAAACAAAAAGATTGCATTGTTTCACGGACCGGTTGATAATTCAATGACCGATATCGGTTATGTGGTTTCTTCTCGCCATTTCACAACCGAAATGTTCGATGGATACGATTTAGCTTTATTGGGTGATATCCACAAAAGACAAGAGATGATTTCTCCAAAAGGTTGTAAGGTAGTTTATGCCGGTTCATTAGTTCAACAAAACTTTGGTGAAACTTTGGATAAGCACGGATTCCTTGTTTGGGATTTGGATACAATGAGTTATGAAGCAGTTGATATTCAAAATGATTATGGATATTATACGATGGATATTGATAATGGGAAAGTTCCTATTGTATCGGATATGCCAAAGAAACCTCGTTTGAGAGTTCGTTTATCTAATACTGATACCGCTGATACCAAACGAGTAATGGCTGAGATTAAAATGAGATATGGTGTTGAAGATTTCACAATCATTCGAACGGATTCTCTTTCTAAATCAAAAACAGGTAATAGATTAAACAAATTAGATTTTGAAGATATTTCCGATATCAATTATCAGAACTCACTTATCAATGAGTATGTTGAGAGAATGATGCCGTTTGTAGTTCCCGAAGATTTGAAGGGATTGGAAATGATTAATAGAGATATTAATAGTAGAATTGTGCAAGATGATGTTCAGCGTAATATACAATGGAAGCCAATTCGTTTTGAATTTTCTAATATGTTTAGCTATGGTGAAAATAATAAAATAGATTTTACCAAATTGGGTGGATTGGTTGGTTTGTTTGCCCCAAATGCAGCAGGTAAATCATCTTTATTCGATGCCGTATCATTTTGTTTATATGATAAGAGTAGTAGAGCTTATAAAGCAGCTAATATTTTAAACAATCGTAAAACAGATTTCTTTTGTCGTTTACATTTCCAAATAGATGGATTCGATTATCACATTGAGAGAACTGCTAAAACTATTAACAAAGGGAAGAATGTAAAAGTAGATGTTCAGTTTTGGAGACAAGATGGAGATAATAGAACATCTTTGAATGGGACGGAACGTAGGGATACAAATCAAATTATTGAACAATATGTTGGTAAGTATGAAGATTTCGTATTAACGGCATTATCATTGCAAGGTAATAATTCTATATTCATTGATAAATCTCAATCAGAACGAAAAGATTTGTTAGCACAATTTATGGGATTAAATATTTTCGATAAGTTATACGAAACTGCAACTGAAGATATCAAAGAAGTATCGGTATTAATTAAAAACTTTAAGAAAACGGATTTTACAACGGAATTGGCAGATAAAGCAAATGAGTTGAAATCGCATAAATCAGTTTTAAAGGATTTAGAAAAAACATTGGCGAATAGAAATACCGATGTGACCGATTTAGGTAATAGAATCGTTGGGTTAAGCGCAGAACTTACTCCAATGGATGGTAATTTAGATTTGGATAGTTTGACTAAGCAAGAAGGAACTATTGGTAGAGATATTTTGCATATTCTTGCGGAGAAAAAAGATAAGAGTGAAGATATTACTTCATATAAAGATACAATTATATCTTTAAATGAAAAAATTAAAGAATTTGATAAATTCAATGGTGAGCCAGTAGATTTGGTTTACGATGAATACAATGAGTTAAATTCAGCTTATACTCAATCCTTACATTTGGTTGATAAATTGAAAATTTCATTAGATGCAAATACGGAAAAACTTTCTCATTTAGAAAAGCACGAATACGACCCTAATTGTAAGTTTTGTTGTGATAACGTTTTTGTTAAAGATGCACAAGAAACTAAAAATGTAGTTAGCCATCAATTGATTGAATTAGATGAACTACAATCTAATTTAGGTAAAACTATTTCTAAAATTGAAAAAATTAAAGATGTTGTTCCTCAATGGAATGAATTGGTTAAATTAAAATCAGATTTAAGAAATTTCAATTCCAAATTTCAAACTGCTGAAGCAGAGATGAGTGGGTTTATTACTAAAGAGGAGTTGTTACAACATCAATTGGATGCCGTTAAGAGTAATATTCAAAAATATCACGATAATGAGGAAACAATTAAACGTAATACTCAAATCAATAGTATTATCAATGGATTACAAAAAACCAAAAGTGAGATTGAATTAGAAATCAAACAGATTACTAAAGAGATAGCAGGTGTGAATGGCTCTATTTCTTCCATATCTTCGTTTATAGAGAGGATAAAGTTACAGATGGAAGAAGTTAAGGATTTAGAAGAAAAGAATCGTCTATACACCTATTATTTGGATGCGGTTAAGAGAGATGGTATCCCTTATGAGTTGATTTCCAAAGCATTACCGGTCATTGAAAATGAAGTAAATAATATCTTAGGACAAGTTGTTGATTTTGGAATTGTAATGGAAATGGATGGTAAATCTATTAACGCTAAAATCGTTTACGATGACCAAGAATGGCCATTGGAGATGTGTAGTGGTATGGAGAAATTCGTAAGTGGATTGGCTATCAGAGTTGCACTTATCAATGTATGCAACTTACCTCGACCAAACTTCTTAGTAATTGATGAAGGGTTTGGAACGTTGGATAGTGATAACTTATCATCTTTATTTATGATGATGCAGTATTTAAAAACTCAATTCGATTTCATTTGGATGATTTCTCACTTAGAACAAATGAGAGATATAGTAGATGGA